ATCGTTTAAACTGTCAAATTTTTTTGTCATTTTCATAAATTAATACCATTAAATCCAAAGTCATCGCCATCTTCAATTAACGTATTATCTGTAGTTGTAATAGATTTGACCGAAGATCCTGCTAAGTGTGAGGTTATCGTTGTATTATCTCTACCTCTATCCACAGTAAGAACATTTCCTGCCTTGGACCTTACGAATACTTCCTCACCCTCAAGATCTAAGTAAGTATTTACTGATATAGAACTTGCATTGTCTACCGTAATGAGTATATCTTCCGTGGTAATATCTTTTGTAAGATTTGTAACAACTGTTCCTGTGTAATTCTTGATAGCTCTTGGTTGAGCTGAATATACAATTTCTCTGGTTGGTGTATTTGTAGTATCTCCAGCAACGTAACCAATTGTGGTTTTCTTGATAATATCCTTGGAAGCAGAAGAAACTGGACCAAACAGATAAGTTTTAACAGTAAATCTTAAAGTATAAATTAATACTCTTCTTGTAGTGAAATTTCCTTCATAGTCGTCCTGCATTGTAATATTTTCAAGAACAACTGGTATGTCCCTCTTCTCATTAATAATATCAACCAACTCTACACTCATCGTATATGCTGGTTGAAAATATGGTAAAATTTGTTCAATAATTTGAAGAGCATCATCATTTAACTTAGACATAATGCTAAGTTCAAATTGCATGTTATATGGAACTGGAAGATATACCTTTTTAGTTTCTTTTCCGTCTTCTGCTGATTTTGCAGTAAATGTTTGAGTAGTGGTTGATTTCCTTGTTGAATCATAATTTAAACCAGTGAACTCAAATGACATTCTTGGCAATGTAATTTGAACTGGTTTGCTTAAATCCGGAGATTGTTCTAATCTTGCCAGAAATTTTTGCGTTGGTCCGTAAGCAAGAGGAACCTTAATGACATTAGTAACAGATCCACTATTATTAGTGTGCTTTATACTTATCTCATTGAACAAAGAACCGAAAGCAATAACAGTTCTTCTTAGAATTTCGTGATAAAAATACTCAAACATGTCTTATAAACCTTTATGTTATTATTTAAACATAATAACTTTTATTTATGGTTTATGGCATTCCAAAAGGATTTCTATCACTAAAATCTACAATTTTATCTGCTTCACTTTCAATTTCTTCATTATTAGCAAATCCATCTTTCGCAGAGAATACATCTGTAGACCTCAATTTATAAGAAGCACTTGACGCTGCTCCAACAATACTCTCGCCGGCAGTAAATTGTCCATTGACATTAGAAACTTCTAAAATATTAGTTACAGAATTCCAAGATCTAACTCTTGCAGTAACACCACTTTGAGATCCTGTTACCACTTCGTTAAATATAAATGTACCTATACCAGTAACGCTTGGTGATGCTATTGTTATAGTAGGGGCAACACTGTAACCAAGTCCAGCATTTGTAATTCTGATTTGAGTAATAGTACCTGCGACAGAAACGACAGCAGTAGCAGCAGCAGAGACTGTAGAAATTCCGCTAATTGTAATTGCGGGAGGAGTTACATATCCAGACCCAGAATTTGTAACAGTTATGATACCAACAACTCCATCACCGATAGTTGCCGTTGCCGTTGCCCCACTACCTTCTCCGCCAAAGAATCTAATTCCAGGTGCAACAGTGTATCCATATCCTGGATTAACTATTTCAACACTCTGAACAGACTGTGCAGATGGATTTGTATTATCATTACAAACAACAATTCCACCTATCATCTTAGCAATTGCAGACGCAGTTTTTCCTCCAGATGGTGCAGATGAAATTCCAACTGTCGGAACACTTGTATATCCGCCGCCACGATTAGTTACTGTAATGAATCTAATACCACCATTGACAATTCCTACAGTTGCGGTAGCAGTTACTGCAACTCCAACCATTGTAAGTTTTTGTATATTTCCGACAGGTGTAGAATCTTGATCGCCAGAACCTGAGATTGTATCATCAATATCTTCTATGCCGGTATCAATAATTTCATCTTCATATCTAAAGAGTTCGCATCTTAATTCATAGGTGTAAAGTCCCTGTAGTTGATAAAATGGTTTTTCGTGCTCAACGTACTTAATTTCAAACAATCTATCTCCTAATGGAAACCAAACCAAATCTCCTTCTTTTGGTCTTGTTGATAATTTAATGTTTGGTTGACCGCCAATTAATGGGGAGATATAATTCTTAAATCTCTCTCTTGAAATTATTAGAGTTATTTCATTAAGTGCCTGAATTCCAAATTTTGAAAGTATTGTTGGATTATCACCATATCCATCAAAACTATCAACATATGCTTCTATTGGATAAGCATTAGTGAACTGTGATTCTATTAATTCTCTTATTACTGTCTTTTCGGTAATGTATTTTCGTGGCAAATAATAAACCTCAACCCCATACATCCTCAACTGTTCGTTAATCAAATCTTGAATAAGACCTTGCTCTGATTTGGATCCTTGTAAGAAAAATGGATTTAGCATGGATTAACCGATCATATCGTATGGAGGAAGTTCGTATGTACTGGACATTTTTTCCATTAAAATATCTATTTCCCTTTGAGCATCGTCATACATTTGTCTACCATTTAATTCAACTCCACCAGGCAATTTGACGCCTGTAAATTTCATCATATTTTGTCCCCACTGTTTTTTAATAAGAGAGGTTAAATATGGTTTAAGAAAAGAATCATTCCAAACTCGCGAATAATCATTTGGATCTAAAGTAGAGTAACAATCAATGACAAAAAAATGATTTTCTGTAACTGATCCCCAATCAATATCAAGGTATAGTCTGTCTTGCCTTTTATTAAATCTAATTTGTTTTTGTGTATTTAAAAGAAAGTCCAAATCTTCCAAATACGTTTTAACCATTGCGTAACTTAATAGTTCAGTTGTCCCCCAATAGTAAATATCGTTTAAGAATAACTGATATTTAACGCTAAACATATTATGTGTAATGGTATTAGCGCCATCAAAAGTGAAAATCTTATTCACTCCAATTACATTTGGTGGAACTTGTAGATAGTTGCTATTTTCAAAATATGAAAAAGTTGTTGCAGTCCCAACTATGTTTGCAGTTGCCGTTGTTGTAACAATACCAACGTTGTTTTGATTTATTCCCTTCGCTTTTCCGCGAGCAATGTCATCTGCAGTTACTTTATATTTGTAAAATGTCGGATAAACGCCATCAAAATGTCTTTCTTGGAAAAATTGAACAGCATCATCCACAAGATCTTCAATTTGCTCATCCGCAACGTTAATTTCTAAAACTGGCGCTCCCAGTTTCCTTTTACAGTAATCTATTAATTCTTGTCTAGTAGATGGTTGCGCCATTTATTTCTACTCTTTAAAAATATTTATGGTTTTGATGTTATGAGTTGTGCAACAACTTCTTGTTGCTTCAAATATAGTTTAAAGTAACACTTTGCGATGTTTTTTACATCATCTAAATTGTCAATACTATCAATTTCTGCTGCTACTTTGAAGTATTCGAAACTTTTGCTCAAATTTTCAAGTTCTATTTTATCGGGATCCATCAATCAAACTCCTAAGTAAAGATTTTATTTCATTTAAATCATTTTTTATATTAGTCACATCAGACTCCAAATTCTCCAATTTTTGATCTTCTTCAGTTTTTACATTTCTTCTAGAAATGTATTGTTGATATTCTGACATATTTGTGTTAATAATAGAATTCGTATTTGGGTCTCTAAGGAGACTGTTGTGACCTTCAACTCTTAAATAATCCATTTCAATTATGCTAATGCAATGACTCTTAGGTTTCTAATTCTTGGTGGATAAACTTGATTTGTCGATGTAAGAACTAATTTAATTCTATAGAATCTGAATGAAGGCAATTGGTCGGCAGTAAAACTATATTCTCTAAAATCAATATTGTTAGTTTCAAATCCAAAGGACAGTGATGGTTGAACAAATACATCAGGAAGTCCATTACTATTCTCAAAGTTTATGATTTGTTTTCTAGCATCAAGATTATTATATCCTGGATAAGGTGTAAAAATAGGTATAAAGTTTTGATTTTCGCCAATTGCGTAAAATGCTCTTATATCACAGTAATTATTAATGTGAGCATCTAATAGAATTTTAATAGAAGTAGCTGGATTTTCTAAACCAATTTCTTTAGAGATATATTGGAATGATGATGGGTCAGTTCCAATTGTATTCACTCTATTATCAGTCGCATAATTAGTAATTACCTTATTGATTCTATTTGAAGTTAATACTACACTAACTCTTTGAGTATCAATAACTGGACTTACTCTCGAATCTACTGAATTTAAGAAAAGTCTTAAATTCATAGACTTTTTACCCATCAATGATCCCAACTTAGCATCTTCATTTATCTTGGATGCAATAATTCTTGGAGTTGTAAAATAGTTAGTTTTGTTTATTGTAACTGGTTCAAATCCACTATCAACGAAAGGAATTTCGTTGCCACTAATACTTGATCCAGTAATTGTTCTAACCTCTGCATTGATTGTAGTCCCCTGTACAGTAATATTTTGCACTGAAGGAGTCATCAATTCAAATGGTATATTTTGGGTTGCTTTTATGTTAAATCCACCAGCAGACTTAGTTTGATTTAAGTATAGTTTGGGGAAACTAGATCCATTAGATCGATCAATTCCATTCAAGTCCATTTGAACCTTAATGTTGTATGAATCAAATGATATTGGATCAGTAACACTTGTATTTGCAAGATAATGCGTAGCATTGATTCTTTTTAAAGAGACTCCACCCAATTCATACTTGTAAACAGGAGTTCCTGCTTGATAAGGTCTAATAACTTGAGGTAACAAGATATTCGCGAAGATTGGATCAATATATCCAAGATTAGTTACATCATTAAGAACTCCGCTTCCGACAGAAGTATATTCAAATAATCTATTGCCAATTAATGCATATCCTGGATTAGTTGTTCCTACACCAACTCCTTCGAAGGTTGAGAAATTAGAGCTATTCTCAACAGTTATAGTATTCTCCAATAAGTAATCTACGGTTAATTTAGTTGGTGGTACATCTGATTCTACACCAGAAATTCTTACATAGTTGTCATTAAAATACATTCCGTGGTTCTTATGATTTACAACGATATGTAAACCATCGCTTTCTACATTAATACCCGAAATTTGTACATTTCCACCTGAAGTTGAATTTAAAGTGGTTGTTAATCCCGAATTATTAATATATTGTACTGTCTTACCAGTTCCAGCAATTGAGAAATCACCTTGTACATTATCTAAAACAAGTTCATTTGTACTTGCAATAGAAACAAGAGAGAACAGAGCATCTCTACCAACAGGAGATGCTCCTAAAGTAGAAATACCAAGCACATCGCCAACTTGATACCCATTTCCTGATACGGAAACTGTAGCTGCTATTGCAACTCCGTTTGAAATTGTAATATTTGCTTTTGCATTTCTACCACTTCCAGTAATTGTTACTAAATCAACTCCACTAAATGTTAAACTACCAGAGGATGGAGTATAACCAATACCAGCATTAATAATTTGAAGTGTTCCCGTGGCGATTCCAGCATTTCCTACATAATTGCCAGTTGCATTAGTCCCTTGTTGGAGAACAGTATTTCCTAAAGTTAGATTACTATCACTTAATGCACTTGATAATCCAATTCTAACTTTTCTTGAATTAAGATTAAGAGAATTTGGTAATAATGTTGGAACTTGAGAATTTCCTGGTGATAATTCTGGACTATAGAACTCTACACTACCAGAAGTTAAGAAATCTGCTCTATAAAGGGTAAACTTCAAATCTTCCCACTGACTTGGTTCCCAGGTTGATGCATTTTGAGATTTAAATAATGAACCAAGATAAGGTTGGTTTACATATGACTGTGTGAGAATATCAACTTCACCAGATCTGGAGATAAAAACATTATATTTGTTTGAATTTGATCCAATAACAATTGAATATTCCTTTCCACCTTCTAGATAAACTGGTGATTTAAATACAAACGAAGTCGGAACAGATCCATCATTAGAAATATTAACTTGATCGGGTTCTAACGTAATCTCAGAGAATGGAAGAACAGTCTGTGTGGGGTATCCTCCCTGCATTGTTCTTATTTGGAACAATACCGGAACTTCTGCATCATCCTTTGTTTTGAAGAAAATATCACATTTTGTGAGGAAAATACCACTTTCTTCCTGGACTAAGAATGATTGTGCAAGAGGATCCCACCAAGGACATCTATTCCAATTAGTTGTTTTTGAAATAACATTACTACTTACTAATTGAGCTCCAGTAGTTCTGGAAACATTATTCTGCTGAAGATCTTGTTTTTGCTCAATCCTTGCATTTCTAGTGGAAATAATATTTTCTTGAACAGTTTCAATAGTTCCACTTGAAATAAATTTTTCTTCAGATACTGTAGAAGCAAGATTTCTATCATTGATAATACTGTTTATCAATGTAAAGGTTTTTGAACCATTTTCAAATCTTGGATTTACGGATATGTTTGGATTTGGAATGTAGAAACTACCAATTAATGAGGTATAAACATCAGAAATTAGTCTTACATTAGCAATAGTTGCACGAGCACCACTTGTTTTTCCAACTAGAGTCATTCCGGATTGAACCCAACCACTAAATTCTCCTTGATATTGAGTACATAGTGAAAATGTGTCTATATTCAAAATAGTGCTTGTAGAAGAATATGTTGCAGGAAGAGTTTGGCTTGTATATGGATTTAGAGGATATGTTGAAGTTGGAATATTATATGGACCTTCTTTGTGATTTGATTGCACAACTCTAAATGTAATTTGCGGATCACTTTCGTTAATTACAGTTACATTTAGACCTGTTTTTTGAATTGTGCCAATAACAGTTTCACCAACCTCAAATACTCCAGAAACCATAGTGATTTCTAATAGTTTTGGTGTGCAATACTTAGTTACATCTACACCATCAAAGAATGCATAAATTTGAGTTAGTGGTTTTACATTTTTAGCAACAAATTGAATGTTTCTAGATCTTAAATATTGAACCAGATCTCTACTTACAACTTTATCTCCGATCGATTCATTATCAAACTGTTCAGAAACAAAAGTTGTTGTACCAGTTCTTGATTTTACTCCAGTTTCTTTTACTTCTCTGTAATTATCTTGAGTAACTGTAGTTGTTGCATACCCTCTATGCCAACCCCAATAACCCCAATGACCCCAATAACCCCAACCATATCCATATGGCCATCCCCACCACCAATTTCCATAATGTCCATAATTATAAGAAGTATCTGTTCTGGTTTTAACAGTTTCAATAACTTCTTTGCCAGTCCAATTAGTTTCCCAAGCACCCCAAACGGTAGGTGAATAACCAGTTTGTGGATCTACATTGAATTGTTGTTGAGCAAGAGCCATTGTTTGGGCATAATTGCCTTCAACGTTAATAATTTTTGCATCTAATCTTACAGTATCAATCCAAGTATCTGTTGCTGGAGTAAGTTCAACAGTTCCTTGCCAGAAACTAATAATAAATGGGGTCACACTTTCAGTTCTAGTTGCAAAAATTTGCTTCAACCATTCGACTTCTGCATAATCAAGAGTGATCAAATCTCCAGTTTTTCTTATGTTATTTCCTTCTGGTGCTTCAAATGCAAGGTCTGCTTGAGAATCTACTCCTTCCACAGGACCTGCAATTAAATCAATAGCAGTAGTGTAGTGTTTTGGTCTTAGTTCTTTATTTTTAGGATCAATACTATTTTCAAATGGTACACCACTTTCTTGTGAATTTAATGAACTAAAATTATCAACAAAGAATCCAGATTTAAATCTATCTAATCCACTTGAATCGGGAACAAATAAGTTTGCAGTGCTTGATTCGAGGGTTGATAATGCAGTATAATACTCAAGATTTTTAATTCTATTTTCAAGTTGTTTGATATCAACCATTCTATATCTCTTATGCTCAAGGAATTGAACAGAAGCTTGAGATATATCAAAAAGATATGGAGGTAAAGTTACGGTTGCAATTTCCAGTGCATCCTCAACATTAACAGGTTTCTCTGGTTTTTCAGAAGGAACTCCATATTTAACCTGGAATGTTCCATCTTTACGTACATAGATTCTATCAATTCTTCCAAGATAATATGAAAATGTAGTAACAATGGACTCATCAGATGCTAAAATATTTGCCGATGAATTTCCTGATCCATTAAAAAGTCTTCCATAAAATTCAAGTGGCGATCTAGAATTTACCGCTACTGTATAAGGAGAAACTCTTGGTCTGATATCAATCATATCAGAGTTTCTTACTGAGTTTATAATTTGAATGTCTTTCTTATAATCAAAACCACGATAAGAATCTACTGTTGTAATATCGCCATCGTCTGAACTTTGATAATAACCACTTGCGAAATATACTTTTATTTTTTTAGATGGTTCTGGTGATGAAGGTACTCTATTGATTGAACCGTATCCATAGAAGGATCCTTTTTGTCCATTATCAAACTTAAAGTTTGATGAAATACTGGAACTAGAAGCATCAATAGTTGTAATAATTGCTTGAATATTAGATTCTGCGAAAGTAATCGTTTCCCCTTCCTTGAAGGTATTTTCATTTAATGGAATAAACGAAATTTGAGAATCTGTTAATCTTTCTGCATATACACCAATTGCACCACTTAACTGACCAACAAATTGCTCACCAATGATTAAATCGGTGGTTTTAGTTGTTGGACCGTTTATTGAAGAAAGAACAAAAGTAGGCGCTGATGGATCTGCAGTTGTCCTTGATTCATAAACGCCATAAACATTAACAATATCTGGAACATTGAGTGAAATGCTTTCGTCTTGAACTCTTGTTCCATATGGATAATTTCCATAAGTAAGTCCATCGTTCAGAGTAGTTGCGCCAAGTCCAGATGCTTCGTACTTGGATTTATCAATAAGAATCGAATTAACTCTATTTTTTAACTTGATTTTTGATTTTGGTTTAATCTTTCTTAAAGTTGCAACAAGTGTCGCGCTTCCATTAGAACCCAAATTATAAATTTGAATTTGAGTTGATCCATTAATAAAATCAAATTTGTCCGAAGTAAGAACCTCTGTTCTTCCATCAGATCTCATTAAAGTGTATCTTTCTTCATCAAAAGGTAAGAAAGTTTCATTTTCTCCAGCAGTAACTGGTGTTGATAATTGATTATCAGCGATAGTTACATTAAAAGTCTTTCTGATGGTTAAAGATGCATTAGTTAAGTCTACTGAAGATATATTTGGTCTAGGTAAAACTGTATATAAAGTATCATCTGTAGATTTAGATAATTTAGTTCCTAAAATTTTCAAATCAGAAACATTTAGAAGTGATGTTGGTAAACCACCCTGATTAATACCAGTTACCGTAGCAACACCGGAAATTGAAATCGTTGTTTTTCCTACGCTTACTACACTTGCATATACTGGTAAAGAAGATGATCCATTACTAAATCTAACAAGATTACCAGATTTAACTATTTTACCTGGGAAGTTTTCATTTGAACTGGTAATTGTACTAATACCACCACTTGAAGCACTAATAGTAGCAATTCCTACATTGAAATAATCAGATTGGACTGTATCTGCATTAAAAGTTGTTGCAGATCCTACAATACCGTGGACAGATTTTACATCAGCAATTCCATATGAAGTAATTGCTATTGCAACTCTATTATTATTAATTCCATCAATAATAAATGATTCATTTGGAATGAATTCGCCATTTTTTTGATAAAGAACAATTGATGCACTATTAGTTACTGAATTTTTTAAGAAAGCAGTTGCGCCACTATTTTTACCCTTAATAAAAGTGGGAACAGAAAGTGTAATTGGTTGATTTAATGTGACTTCGGTTGTTGTTTGAACATCATAAAGAGAAATATTCCATTGGTTTAAATCTGAATTTGTTGTATCATACGATCCAGATTCTAATCTAAAATCATAAACTCTTGCTACACCAATTTCTTTTCCTGCTGCTATTGTTGATGCTGTACCAACTCTAGAATCTCTTAAACTTAAAACGTAAGTATTTCCTATTCCAATAAGGGGAGAACCAAATACTCTGTTTAGAGTTAAAGTAGATCCTGTATTATAATTAATTGATAAATCTTTAAGTGTTGATGTTGTTCTTGGTTTATCTGAATCCAAAAACACTGGTGAAGTGGTCTCTACTTCATATCCCCTTACAAATGCCTTTCCGGGGGAAACTTGATAAATTGCAAGATTTTCGGATGGAGTAGATCCACCATAGGTAAATTGTCCTTGATTAAATACACCCCTATTACCTAAACCATCATTTAAAGATTCTTTGATGCTCAGGTCAAATGGAGTTACGTAATAGTCTCCAGATTCTGCATAAGTTCTTCTCGCTAACTCATCTTGAATTAAATTATAGTCTTTGGGTGTTCTAACAGTTTTTATTACACCATCTAAGATAGTTGCTAACTCAATAAAATTATTGTCGTTAAAGTCGGTTAAATCTTTTTTAAACAGGGATACTGAAATTTTTAATCTATCTGCTCCTGGAGCAGCATAATTATTGAATCCCTGGGAATTGTCATTCAATTCCTCATCAATATCCGAATTAATAACTTCTTCATTTATAAACAATCCTACTCTATAATTTGGATTGTTTGAATATTGATCTAAAATTAGAGTCTCTGTATTTACTGTTACAAAGTAACCTCTTATAAAGTAAACACCTTCCGTAATAGAAAAGGCAGATCCAATGGAAGTTGCGTTGCTTGCAATAGTGATTCCAAAAGGAGTCCCTGCAGAAATAGAAGTATTTCCTAACAGACCAGAAGTAATAGTGACATTTGAAGAGATACTTTCGCCATCTAAAAACTGAACTGTTGAATTATTTTGTGTACTTGAACTTAAATAATTTACATATAACGTAACATTACCTCTTTCAGAATCAGTAGATAACAGTACTTTTTCAACTACTGCAGTAATTCCCGAAGTCTGTCCAGTAATTTTTGCCCCAACAAGTTGTTCTACATAAGCATCTATTGGAACACCCAAGTAAGTGTTATTCAACTCTACTGCATAATAAAATTGATTATATGAAGTATTGCCGGGAATTACTTTTGCACCCTCTTTAAAAAAGTGTTGCCCAAACTTCTCAACTTGATTTTGTAAAATAGACTGTAAAGTTGTCAGTTCTCTTGCCTGAATTGGATATCCAGGCTTAAAAAGAACCTTATAGTAGTCATTATTTGCATCAAAATCGTCAAAATATGGCGATACATTGAGGTTTGTTACTTGGGACATAATTCTTTAGAACTGCAAAATGACTTTAATATCTTCTTTTTGGTTTGATGATCTAGTAATTGCTGGTCTGTTATCAACATAAATTATGTTTCCAGAGTACTTTTTGACCTCTGGATTTGATAGACCATTTACAAAAGACTGACCAAGATAGTAGGTTCTACTATTTATTACTGTAGATATACCTGTAAAGGATGTACTAATTGATAATGTAGATCCAGTATTTCCATTAATTACCAGACTTCCTCCGGATAATGGATTGCTTGTAAATTCAACCAAATCAAATCCATACTGTGGATTAGTTTGTGCCATACCAACTGATGTACTTCCTGTACTAAATCCAGCAAGAGTTCTATCTTGCCAATATTTTAAGACTCCGGTTGTTTGGTCGTAACTAATTACTCTACCAGAAGCAGTTATGCCAGTGCCTACCGTTTGAGTGATCATAGAATCTGGAGAAAATGATGCTGAACTATATCCAACACCAGTTAATCTTATTGCATATGCAGCACTTGCTTTGTCTGTATTCAGTAATTGTGTTGATCCAAATTGTTTTGGATTTTCTACAACACCAACTCTTGCAATTTGATTTCCCGTTATAAAATCTGGGTTTTGGGAATCATTTTCAATTCTGGAATATAGAAGAACATTGTATGCTCCCAACTCTCTATAAATATCTGCTCCATGCCCTCCTTTTGGAGAAATAATCACATCAAAAGATGGTCTGACTGATCCTGTAGGAACATTTCCAACAACCAAATCAACATTACCGTAGGTATAACCGGAACCTTGATTTGAAACTACTACTGATTCAACTTGTTGATCATTATTGATAACAATAGTGCATTCTGCGCCAGTACCATCTCCCCTAATTGGAACTCTTGTATAAGTTCTGTTCGCGGTGCCAACGCCAACTCCACGATTTTTGATGGTGACTATTTTTATGGATCCATCAACTGCGTTATTTCTTACGGAAGAATTATCCGCACTCGTTTCCCAATTTAATGGGACAGGCATAAAGTTTGTTGATTCAAATTTTACAATATCACTTGGTTTAATTGTATATAAGTATTTCCAAATATATCCATCTCCACTTGCTCCAGCTGCTCTTGGTTCCAAATCAACGAACGTTGGTTCATCTAATGATGGTCTACCGCTTGGATAAGTAGGATCGGTTCCATTTTGGAGACAAATATAAACTCTATAGTCACTATTTAAGACATAATAAGATGAAGAATATAAACTTGTTGCACCAGAAACTGGAGCGACATTTGATCTACTATAATCATGTCTATAGTAATCATAAGTAGTTCCAGAAGACCACACTCTCTTCTGCACTACTTGACGCACATCTGAAGAATTAATCTTCTTCAATGCAATCATTGTATCCCAATAGTTATTTTCTTCATCAAAACTATCTCGTGGAGATGGTGGAGTAGTGTCCCAATCACTTTGAATATTTGTTGGATTTGGAAGTCCAACAAAAGTATAATAAGAATTGGTAGAGGTAGTTACTCCAGCAACAAAGTTTTTAGCATTTAATATTCTAATTTGGTCAGTTATAATTGCAGCCATTTGTGGAGTTTTTTATCTATTTATTAAAGGTAATTAAAGTATTTTAATGGAGTAGTTCTAGTTACAAGTGTTCCCGTGGAAATTCCAGAATAACCAGAATTTGTATATGCATTATATGATTCAGATTTTGTTCTGGATTTGAGTTTAATTCTTCCCCAACTAAAGTTTCCATAATAATTGCTATATCCAATTCCACTTAATCCGTTGTAACCAGAAACACTCACTATGACTTTAGCAACATAAGTAATACCTAAACCTACAACCGAGGTTTGTGCAATTGATACTGAAGAAACTTGGTAAACTCCATCAAGAAAACTTTTTCCCGACCCAACTATTTTACGTAGAGAATCAAGAGATGTTACGCCATTTCCAACGTTTGAGTTTGAAACAACAAAATAGTAATTAGTTTGTATTCCACTTATTGTTGTAATTCCGGAAATCATCCCTTCACGAAGAGGTGAATTTTGAGGTATGAAGAAATCAAATACAATTCCAGTGGAAGCGACTCCAACAGAAACTGTAGAGATTCCACTAATTATTCCAAAGTCTCCTTCATATGAAGCGACCTTGTTACTCTCAATATCAATTGTTGGGGGTTCAATTAATACAACCGGAGGATTCATTGAAGAATATCCAGTAACAACTCCAGTAATAGAAATTGAAGTGACAATTCCAGAAGTTATAAATGAAATTGCAGTAGAAGTTGTTGATCCTATGCCAATTGGATTTTGAATTGTAACTATAGGGGCAGAATCATATCCAGAACCACCATCTAAAATATTAATAGAAGAAATAGTTCCCGCCACTGATACAATAGCAGTGGCACTTGCAGAAACTTTAGTATCCTGAGATATTAAAGTAATATTGTTTTGGAATTCTAAGGAAATGTTATTTTCATTTAATGGGTTAAAGAATGGTCTTAGATTTTCAACATATACAATAGTTGATCCAACACCAACTGGTTGAATTATGTGTGTAGTTGGATAGATGAGTGGCTCATAGAACTCTCTATTCTTACTTACCTCTTTTTCATTGATAATTAAGTCTTCAGTTTGGCGACACCAATTTATTGGTCTTGTTAGTGTTGTGACTGAAGTATTTCCTGGACCAAAATATGGGTTTGTTTCAACAGTCTCAATTGATAGTATGTCTACTACCTTTCTTTCATCTTCTAATAAACTTGGTGACTGTCCAACAAAAGAGTCATATGTTAATTGCAAATCATCACCAATCTTAACTGTATCTACTACATCACGGAATATAACATCAACATTATCACCACTTCCCTTATAGAATAAAATCTTGCAGGTATCATCTGGTTTTGGTGCCTCAGTAAATTGAATTTTACTGCCGCCATTAAAGACATAACCTTTGCCTGGGATTTGTAGAATATCATTAATAAAAACTAAAAGTACATCTTGGATGTTTATTGGAGAACCTTTCTTTGCATAAACAGAGATTATTGAACCATTGTATTTTAGTGGGAAGATAATTCTGCTACTATCAAACAATTGTTGAATGTCATCAAATACTTCCAATTCACCGAGAGACCATCCAGAGAACTTATCTCTATCAACACTATCTACTGTAATCTGGAATTCTTTTACAACTGAGTTTGGCGTTGTTGGTATTCCAGTTGCTCCTCCAACAGGAACAGTTAATATATCACCTGGTTCATATCTATATCCAGTATTCTGAATTTCAAATTCAATTATACTAGATCCTTGTCCAACTACAACGTCTATAGTTGCTCTAGTGCCAATGCCAGAAGAAGATGAACTATAAATTAATGGAATATTTGAATATGAAAGTGGTGGATCAATAATCACATGTGGTGGATTGGATGAAGTATATCCAACTCCAGGATTTGTTATCGCAATGCTAACAATACTTCCGTTGCTAACTGCTGCAGTTCCAATAAACTGAATATTTGCAATCCCCGTTGAAGATGTTGCAACACCGACTCTAACAACAACAGTAGAAATTCCTGTTAGAGTTTGAATTGAAGACCTATATCCAGATCCGCTATTGCCAATACTAATAGACGAAATGGTTCCTGCAACAGATACCACCGCAGTTCCACCTGCAGATATTATAGGTTGATATCCAAAACCTTCAGTTGAACCAATCGAAACAATTATTCCTCCTGAGGGAAGGTTTGAAGTATTAATATCGGAAACTTGGGATGTTGCTGATCCAACAAATGAAATTGAAGTAACTCCAACAGATTCAGATAAGGAATAATTTTTTGTTAATCCTGGTTGCTGGAAGATTTCATTTATGAGTACAATAGCATTGTCTTCAAAAATGTCAGTAATATCAGAACCATTTGATGTTAATGCAAATGTTCTTTGTGATCCATTGAATCTTGAAGAAATATCATCAAAAATATAATTCTTATTATATGATTCATTAGAGGAATCTGTGATACCAGATCTCATGAACACCCTTCCGTGGAAATATGAAGATGATGTAATACCTAGCCAATCTCTTTCATCGGGTGGATTAGTAGATGTTCCAAAAGGAATATTCCCATAAGGAGCCTCTGCAAAACTAATCTTATTTTGAACTATATTGTAATTGCCATTCACTTTAGTCACAGAAGTTCCAATGGAATGACTTGCAAGTTCTGTTCCTAACCAAGGTCTTGCGACGCGAATTGCATTTGTACTGCCAACCCCAATGGATTCTACTTTTACAATTTCATTATCAATACGTAAAAGATCGCCGGAAATTATTCCATCAATAGAATCCGAATATAGTAAATCATCTACTGATAAAAGATTTGCTGATAACTGTGTTGTAGTTGAAGTTGATACTATAGGAGATTGAATTACATTGTCAATTGATATTAGTGTTTTTGCATTTTGTTTTGTTGAAGTAAATATGTGACTAGTTCCAATACCAACAGAAGTTATATTCAGTGACTTTGGAACAATTTTTAAAGCATCTTCAGCACTTCTTGCCAACTTAATATTGTTTTCGTCAATTTTAATTACATAGACTGTAGATGGTAATTTATCAGTGGTTCCAATTCCTACTCCAAAATCTGTAGAAGCAATTCCAATAGGAGTTGATGTTGGTGATCCTGATGAATATGTAATTCTTTCTCCGGTTACAAAGAAATGATTTTTTATTGTTATGGTGCTTGATGCCGTGCTTACTACAGAAGAGTTGCTGCCATCAAAATATTTTTGGAAAATTGGATTTCCTTGATGTTTGAGGTCAAAAGATAACCTAACATCTCTTTCCGTTCCATAGTAAACATTATAATCTGATGTTGCGGTATTATTATTGTATTGAATTAGTGTGTTTGATTCGTCAAAATTTGTAAGGGAATTGAAGAATACTTTTACCTGAGTATTAATGCTTGGTAAGGGAGTGAATACTAACCTGGTTGAGTTTGCTGTTTTTATAGCGTCAATAGTTCCAAGACCAGAATGTGTTTCAACATTCCCAAACTCCGTCACATAAACATCGTTTTCATCGTCCAGAACAACTAATTCGGATAATTGATGTCTATTATTCGTAATATCGGAGACTTGGACAATGTAATATCCACCATCGTAAGAATCTGGATACTCTGCAATTATATTTGCAGATGGTGATGTTGAAGATGCTATAGATGTACTCTTTGCCTCAAATCTTACATATTTAATATCAAAAGTTCCTACTCCAGATACTGCAGTGTTAGCAATTGCAACTTGAATTGTACTTACTGAAGCTGCTACTCCAACAACTGGAGTAAAATCAACCTTTAAATTTGATCCTGAAAAATAAGCATAGAAAGTACCAAGACCTGAACTTGAGAATGAGTCTGTAGAATGACTTGTCAGTTGTCCATAATCAAGAAGTTCAATATTTGTCCCATCGTGAATCAGGTTTAACTCATTGAATTGATATTGACCATTATCTCCAGAAATTTCTACTAATACTTTAGCAGAAGTATAGGTAGTGCCAATTCCAATAATTGTTGTTGATCCAGAAGAAACAAATGTTGTATTAGTATTTAAACTTACAATATTACCTAAAGTAGTGCTTCCTATACCAGCAAAACTATCTTTTACATTATATGATAGTGTAGTTACATCATAATCATTTACTTTATACTTTGTTGGATAGAAAAGTACTAATCCTTCATTTCTTTCAACACTAAAATCAAAAGAACCTAAATCATAAACAGATTCTACTCTACCATACTGATTTAAATACCCAATAGTATTGTCATGTAGTAGGGTAAAGAGCATTAATTGTCTTTGAGACGTATATCTCTTGTCTCTCACATAAGTAACATATTTTTGTGCTCTAGCATCTGTTAATGGGAATCTATGAACAATAGAAAATCTTGTTGATCTTGGATTGCTGTTAAACTGACCACTTATATCGTCAATCGATAAAACTCGGTTTCCTACTGATTCAAAATAATCTGTCAGTACTCTACTTGAGAAAGTTATTTCATCTGAAATAACTTTAGAACCAACTATTAATGCATTCTCTCTGGCGAGATCAAAATCATACACACAATTGAGACTTGCAAATCCATCAATATCTGTAGTAACATCAATAAGAGAAACTGTTTCAGTACTAATTCCAGAATAACCAAAAGATTCTAATTGATAATCACTAAACTTCTTAAATCCAGAAGTGTGATTGAGTGATCCAACTGCATTCTCCCAAGTATCATATGGAACTTTTGATTTTAAAGAGTATGAGAAATTCTGATAATAGAAATTATCTTGAATTCTTTGTAATTGGTTATTTAAAACTCCAGTTTCTGTTATCCACCCATTTTCTGACTTGGAATATGATCCAACATCAATAAATCCTTCCGTCTTAACTACAGACGAAATTCTTCCTTGAGTTTTTGAAGACGTACCTTCAAGTATGTTACCTTCTTTGAGAATTTCTCTTGAAGAAATACGTACATATTTTGTTTTTTCATTCCAATCTTCAACAAAACCTAAAGGTAATTGTTGATTTGGATATCTAACATTTTCATTTTCAAAGAAGTTATTTGGTTTTAGACCAACATTAAATTTAGGGAAGTATTTTTCGGGAATTATTCTTCCCGAAGAATTTACAGGGTCATATCTTCCCGGAACTTCACCCGCAACTAAGTGATCAGTTAAATTGTAAGTTACAGTTCCGATCCCTCCAATATTTGCGTCAACTGCAGTAATAGTAAAAAGTTGATAATCATAATTCTCGGAATTAAATCCTTTTGCAGTTGAATTGATTCCAACACTAACATTTTCAATCAAAACCTTGTCATTTACTGCAAATGGGAATGAACTCAGAGTACTAAATCCAACGGATAGAGTTACAGTTACATTATTGTTTGATGGATTATACAAAATTGATCCAATACCAACACCATTAGAGTTTTGAGTTGGAATAATAGTTGGAGTGGTATCATTAAGTCTATATGTGTTATTTAAAATGGTAGCATAATTATCACCCAAAGAATAACGAATATCTACTTCAGTCAGTGCTTGTTTGGTGCTACCATCAAGAACAATGAGTTTAGGTGCAGTGGTATATCCTCTTCCGGTAGAAGTTATACCAATATAGTCAATAGAATTTAAAGGCTCAATTTTTAAAATCTGAGGGAGAATTAAATTAGGTCTTACTGTGTAGTCACATGAAAAATCAAATCCAATATTGTTTAATTTAGTTTTCTTTACTTTTCCTATTGATTTGCTAGATGCTTCTAAAATGGATCCTGTACCATTAGCAGAAACTATTCTAGAAAACTTTGGAAGAGATGAATAATTTTGTCCTTTTGATGTTATATCAATTTTAGAGACGGGTCCAAAAGCACTCGGAGATGTAGTTTCATATGATAATCTTGATGAAGAATTATAAACTGCTGATTCTGGAAGTTCTTCAACATTATATGTGAATGATGTTGATGCAATAGAAGTAATTCTATGTCTTCCATTATAACCACTATAAATGATTTGAACTTCGTTATTTGATTGAACAGATGAATCTACATTTATTTCTTCCTTAATTGGGGGAAGAGTGCTATCATAAACTGGATCTAATTTATAATATAACTTTTGAGG